GATTGTTTTTGTTTCCAAAGTTCAACATTTGAGCTATCATACTTAAGGTTTGCATTGATGGCTTTGAGATCCTTCTGCTGTTCTTTGAGATCTGATTGAATCTCTTTCAGTTCGTTTTCTAAATCTCTACCATCAAGACTTAATTTTATATTTAACCCTTTGACTGTTTCTGCCATCTATACTCACCTCTTTATCTTAAAATAAAAAGCACATCGTTTTTTGATGTGCCTAATAAATATATACAATTAACAAACTCTATCTTCATTGATTGTCATCCGGGATTTTATTCAATATTTCATTTTTTGCCAAGTCAAGTAATCCCTCAATATCTTCAGTTTGATGATTCAAATCATCTTGAATTTCAGTTACTGCTGATGTCACTTTGTCTGCAACCTCCTCAATAATTCCGTTCATAATTGATGAGTTATATAGTTGGGGATCGTATAATTTGTGAAACCAATATAATGATGAAAATGTCTTTCTTGCATACTTTTTAACTAGTTTATAATATGTTTCTACTATTTGATTCAGTTCTCTATTATTTGAGAAAAACTCAAGTTCCTTTTTCCTAGAATCAAATTCCAAACCTTTTTTAAAATAGAAATATTCTTCTGTTGATCTGAACGTATTTTCTTCTGTTTTGATATCAGTTTCACTTAAGAAATTATACACTGATTCATAAGGACTTCTACTGTATGAAAACACATCAAGGATTAATTGATATCTTATATCCATTTTACGTTTTTCAACAAAAACTTGTTTCATCTCATTAGGCATGTGTTTCTCAACAAGCTCATTAAGTTTTGCTTCATGTTTCATCATCTTCTTTTCATAATTGCGAATGAAATAATTTTCCCAATCATCATGGAATAACTGTTTCATAATCTCAAGATGTGAAACCAAATGATCATGCATAGATCTAAATAGGATGTTTTTACTAGAGTCATCTTTAGTCCTTATGTTTTTCTTTAGGTACGATAAGTCTGTACAAGCAAAAAACATCATGCGATACTTCTCATAATATGAACTTTGTGTTTCTATTAATGAAGGAATAACTAATGTAAAAACTGCAGATTCAATCGGAATTATAAGGTTAAGTAATATACTTTCAGAATATTTTCCCCACATTAATGATACAAAAACGATAGAAAGCACAAAAATAAAAAACATTGCACGATACTTATATCTAAAATAAAATGAAACAAATATCATAATTATCACCCCAAAGTCTATTTACATATATTGTATCACTCATGTTAAAAAATGTACTAGTGACTTTTAAATAACATTTTATTTCACTTGTGATAATATAAAGTTAATGGAGGCGATTAAAAGTGATTGAATATAAAGTAGTTGCAATTCGTATACCAGCTTTCAAGTCAAAAGAAACTGGTGCTGAAAAAATTCAAGAAGAAATGAACAAACATGCAAAAAATGGTTGGAGAGTTCATAAGGTTAATATCACAGATCTAACTATGGTCATAATTACATTTGAGAAAGACAACTAAGTGTTAAATCAAAAATGCATCAATATCAGATTGAGTAGCTAAGCGGCTACTTTTTTCATTATGAATCACTTTCATTTCAAGCTGAACTAGCTCAAAATAAGTCGTTAAATCGAAATACTTTGAATCTTCTATCGATAGTCCTAGATGAGCCAAGTTAAATATGATATTTGAAGTCGCACCAAACTCTGGCTCATCATTTAGACTGTGGGGATGGTTTGGTGCTTTTTTGGAGAGTGCCTAACATCTCCCCGATGGTCTGAGATAGAATTCCTAATTCTTCTGTATCACTAAGGATACCAAAATCTAGTGCCATTAAGAAATCGTTATAAGATGTCTTGCTAAAAGGACGATGAAGTACATAGATAATTCTAAAAATCGTATCAATCACAAGTGAGAAATCTTCTTCTTTGATATTCTTGCCCTTTTCGAGTTTCTTGATGTCGCTAAACAATTCAGATCCGAACACATTACGATAATCGATAATCGTAAAGAGTGATGAATGGAGTTTGTACTCCTTATCACCCAGTTTAATCACTTTTTCCATGGTTCAATCCTCCTTAGATGAATGTCGGAAGCACTGGTGCTGTCGACAAGAAATTAATATAATTTGTATCTCCAACACTCGCAATAACACGAAGGATTAGATTGCTTCCTGATTCGATCGGACGAGCAGTGATGTTAAGAGAGATAGAATTCGCTTCAATGGAGTCAGCTTTCGATTTGCTAGAATCTCCCGAAGGTGTCGCTGTACAAAGGTAATACCATATACGACGTGCTTTCGCATCGCCTTGAATCTCATATCCCAACGCAAATGTCTTTGTTTCACTATTGACGACTTCAACGAAGTTACCATTGGTGTCTGTTTTAAATCCAAAGATATCCTTCTTAAATTCATCATCAATCTCTGTGAATTTGAGTGTGACAGTTGAACCTGAATTCGATACAAGGGTTGCTATGACTTTGTCATCTGCATAGACTTGTGAGCTTCCACCGATGATTTCAGTCGTGATTTCTTGAGCACCTGCTAATCTTTTGGGTGTACCAAAGGACCAGGAACCATCTGTTCCAATAGTAGCTAGCGCATAATGGACATTCGTTAGTCCGAAAGTGACCTTATTACTCATGTTTTATTTCCTCCTGTTTGATTTCGTAAACACGATTAATCGAGTTATCGTCATTGACGTACTCGGTAATCATTTGATAATTAAGCCCAGATTGATATAGTGCTGATTCTAATTGATCTTCAATTGTGGGGTCCTTTGATTCTGTGACAAGTGTGATTTGGTAAGTGATAATTCGAACCAAAGACATGTTATCTGCATATTTCTGAACTCTATCACTGATTTCTTGATAGACAATAAATGGATAGATATGGAGCTCATTTGCATCGATAATGTTCGTTCCATAGGTGACTCGATTTGGTAAAACACTGTTGAGCACCTGGTATATTAGTTCTAGAACACTCATGAGGATCCACCTCTTTCAATTATCGATTTGATTTGCTCCACCATGTCCGGTGCGAATGCATCGAAAGCTGGACGCATGAATGGACGTGGTCCCACAAACTTACCACCTCGATGCATAAATCCAAACTCAAGTAGATGCGTCAACCTTCCTTTATTGCTTGAATAAATAGCGATTCGCTTGTTGATACCTTGCCCTTCTGGGATTGCAACAAATGAGTCTGCAAAACCATAAGACATACCGCTTCTTGGTGCTTTTGATTGAATATAAGTGAGTACTTTCTCAGCAGTTTCATCCAGCACTTTTGCCATAGCCTTAATAACATCTTCTGCATAAGATTCGACAAGTTCGCTTATCTCAACAGCTAATTCATCCAACGAGACCATTGATATCACCTATCCTAATTTTGGCTTCTACAAGATAAAGCTCAATGAATTGACCACTGATGTATGTACGTTCAATCTTATAAATCTTTGAATCGATCATAGCATTCCTGCTTCCATCGTATAAGAAACTTTGGATTCTAACTGCAACATCAATGCGAATGTCGGTTTTCTTACTTTCATAAAATTCCTTCGATGTTACTGAGAAATTAATACCGATAACTTCTTTGGAACTGATGAGTGTTAACTTGCGATTACCAATAGTGTCTTGTACACCATTAATTTTGAGCAATGTAAGTCTAATATTTGGTGAGCTAGGGAACATTAAGATATACTTCCCTTCGTTAAGGCTAATTGTTTAACGAGCATTTCAAAACTCTTCGGAAGTTCCTTCACAGATCCGTCGTTCTTAAAACCAAAAAAAGTCTTGCAGTAGATAAGGATGAGAGAGTCCACAATTGGAACTCCCTCACCACTCACGACTTCATCAGCCACACCGACAGAACGTATGAGTTCTTTACACGCTTCAATATGCGATTGTAATTCTTCATCAGCATATGTTTCCGATAGAGGAATCAACAATGCTTTCTTAACCGTATCCAGTATGGCCATGTTCAATCATCCTTTCTCTACTAGGCAGCTGCTTTCTTCTTGATGCGAAGGAAGCCTTTATAACCAACAACGTTACCACCAGTAAAGACCGAAGCCTTATAGCAGATGATACCGTCTTTAAATTTATAGTCTGTCGACTTACCGATTTCTACTGGTGAGAAGAT